ATATAAAAGATATGTCCATACGGAAAGAATAACTGAAGATACCGCCAAAAAGACTATACCTTCCATATTAATTTTCTCCAAATAGGGCTTTTTGTAATGCTGGCTTTGGCTTTGCACCAATGATATGCTTTGTTTTTTCACCGTCAGTGTATAGCATAATTACTGGAATGCTTGTTAGATTAAAGGCACTTGAAAGTTCTTTGCTTTCATCCACATTAATCTTTAAGAGTTTTACATTGTTTTCTTTTGCAATCTCTTCTAATACTGGTGTAACCATTTTACAGGGTCCACACCATTCCGCCCAGAAATCCACGATGGTAGTTCCAGACTTAATTTCTTCAATAAACTCTACTAAGTTCATCTTGTTCTCCTAATTGTTTTCGAGAGCCCCTTATCCGATTTGAACGGATGACCTACGCTTTACAAGAGCGTTGCTCTACCACTGAGCTAAAGAGGCAAATATTTAATTATACATCCAATGTGTTATGGCGAGCAGTTTAATGTCTTTGCTCAGGACATCTGGTTATTAGTACCAGTTGTGTTTATTTGAATGCCCTAAAGCATTACATGGTGTTTTATATCTCCCTTTAATGTATTTCAAACCCCATTTTATTTGTGTTTCAGGATTTGATTTCCAGTCAGATCCCATTGATGCCATCTTCTTTCCTGGCAGGGACTGAGGTATTCCATGTGCTCCAGAGCTCTTATTATGTGCGTTTTGTCGCCAACCGCTTTCACGGTTCCAGAGCTTTACTAGACAGGAATGTTGTTTGTCTCCCCACTTATACTTGTCTTGCATATAGTAATATGCAAACCGTTGATTGTATTTTGGGGTTCCAAAGGCAAATCTTTCAGCAGCTCTTGATGCTGCATTTTGCCTTGTTGTGTCTACCTTTTCAGTAGTTCTAACAACTAGTCTTACTTTTTGCGGTGCCTCATTAGCACTGGTTTGATTCTGGGCTACTGGTAGGGATACAAGTAAACTTGTAAGAACCGCAGTAGCAGGAATCAAAACCAAGGTTTTGAATCGCATTCTTCTAGTCTAACACATTACCGAGAGGTTGTCAAGTTCCTTTATTTTCTATAGCCTGTTTTCTTTTTATTCATTGATCCAGGCATATTATATCCACCTTTTTGTGGAACATTATTTTTTCTAACCTCTAGTGCTCTTAAAACTTTATCATGATGCTTACCCAAGTTGTTTCACTTCCTTCCACATATCTTTTGTTTGTTCAATTTTCAACATTGCATCTAGCATTGTCATCTGTAATAATTCTTCTTTATCTAAACCTAAGTGTTCTGCATATCTTAAAATCTTTTGTATCATCACTTGTTACCTAACTCACATTTAATAAACTCAATAGCGTGATCTAGGCTACCGCCACTTTCTTTAATCCACTCTAACTTATTTAAAACTGTTCTAAGAGTGTTTACTCTTACAAACATGTTTACATTTTGTAACTCACGCATTTGATCACGGTAGTAATATTCGTTGTCCATCATTAAATTAAATCGTCCTGTATGCGTTCAAACTGTGGGAGTGTTTCAAGGTTATCAAATATACCCATTTGATTGTGTGGCACAGATAGGTTATCTTCGTCTTCATAGTCATCCCAAACTGCTGTATACATATCTGCATAGTTATATAGGGGCTTTTCAATTGTATGAAGAATGCCTAATATTTTTGTAGCAAGCCAGCGAACTACTGGACCAGCATCTTTTTCGTGATAAAGTTTAAATTCCATTTTGATCCTTTGGTAACGCCGTCATTGTTGCATAAAAACATTCTGCAAAGTTTGCTGCTTCTACCGCAAAGTCTTCCATATGCATTTCAGTTTCACCTAAACGATTTTTAACATATGTTCTTAAGCCCGTTACAAAAATTTCTGTTAGCTCATCTGTTGATTTAATAAAATAACTTTTAGTTACTGCTTTACTTGTCATTATGCCTTCCAGGGATCATTGTATTCGTGCAAAATAATTGGTGTTAGTTCACCCATCCAAGCACCTTCACAATTATACATTATATATTCATCAGCTTCTTCTATGTCCATTTCATCACGCTCAATAAGAACCTGTAACATTTTTTCATAGGAGTATGTTGCTAATGTAGGCTGACCACATCTTTTAGAAAAACCTATAAAGGCTTCTTCAAATCCATCCATAAGCATAATCTCTTCATCTGTTTCGTAATAGATTAAACTTTCTAATTCTGTTTTATTCATTACCATCCTCCCAGACAGTTATTTGAGTGTGTATGTATCCAAAAGTTTCCCTCTAGATGTTTTCTGGTTGGTGCATAAAGTTCTTCACCGCAAGCACCACAGTTATGAGACCATTCTTCTGAAAAGAAGTCGTATTGAAAACCCCTGCTCATTTTACAGGTTTCTTGATTGTTCTAATAACAATTCCAAGTATTAGGTTAAACCAGAATACAGTCCAAAAACCTGGGGCAGGAATAAAGTTAAATACTGAATGCAAGCTTCCAAGAAATATCATCAATAGCCAGTTTTCTACAAACAGAAAAACTAACAAGAACGTCCATGCAGCAACAAGTATACCAGCAGCATTATGGTTTGTTTTATTCATAAGTTTCCTTTAATATCTTTTATGTTTTTATTATATAGTATTTGAGTGGGATTGTCAAGGCTTTAATAGAAGAAACCCCCAACTAAAAAGTTAGGGGCTTCAAACTATTTAACTAGGAAGCTAGAATTGCAGTAGGGTCAATGTCCTTACCTGCACTCCATCTGATATTGTCTCTCATTTCAAAATGAAGATGAGGACCTGAAGAGTTACCTGTATTACCAGACTCTCCAATATGCTGTCCCTTTGTTACTTTGTCTCCAGCCTTAACTAGAGCCTTTGAAAGGTGTGCATAGATTACCCAGCCACCCTCAACTTTTTGAACTAGCTGTGTGCCATAGCTGGCACCCCAGGATGCATTTTCAATCTTACCATCTGCAACAGCAACAATGTCTGTTCCAACTTTGCAAGCATAGTCTACTCCTGTGTGATAGCCCTTGCTCCACATCTTTCCAAGCTTCTTGTAAGGTGTTGTAACCTTACCACCAACGATTGGTGAACCCATTTGAATCACTCTTTTCTAATAAAATAGGGATTAATCCCAATGTCTATTATATCAGTAACCGTACCCCTGGAGAGAATCGAACTCCCGACCTGTAGGGTAGAAACCTATTGCTCTATCCGCTGAGCTACAGGGGCGTGGGGTGGGTCAGGCTCGAACTGACGACTGGCAGATTATGAGTCTGCTGCTCTAACCAACTGAGCTACCACCCCTATGGTTAAATAGGGCTTGAGGCAGAGTGGCTGTTTATGTGACTTCTTTCGTCAACAATCTCGTAAGAATATTTTACAAGGGCTTCTTCGTTTTTTGCATAGTGGTGTCCACAAAACATTAACTCTCCTGCAATTCCTTTAACAAGAACAAAGGCTTGAGAACCACACCTGTCGCATCTATCTGCAACCTTTAATTGACGTTCCAACATTTCTTGTGTTTCAGTCATATTACCAGTATACTCTCTTTGTAGTTTTTTAATAGGTGGCGAAGAGGAGTCATCACAAGGTAGCAACCCCTCTTCGCCTAGAGCGAATGGAGAGAATCGAACTCTCACTATCTGCTTGGAAGGCAGAAGCACTACCATTATGCGACATTCGCCTGTCAGTTTGCCATGCCACTTTACATGTGGGAGTATATGCAACTGACAAACATATACTGCTGCTCCCCAACCTAGACTTGAACTAGGAACATTCAAATTAACAGTTTGACGCTCTGCCGATTGAGCTATTGGGGATTGTGTGGTAGAGATAGGAATCGAACCTACAAAGCTAAAGCGTTTGATTTACAGTCAAAGGGGCTCACCACCTGCCCAACTCTACCAAACTTATTTACTCTGGCTTAGTAATTGCTTTCTTTGCAGCCTTCTTTGGTTTTGCTTCTGCTACAACTTCTTCTACCGCATCTTCTTCATCTTCTGGGCTTCCAAACACAGAACGAAGAACATCATAAGACTCTTCAACCCACTTCTTTGCAGTGTCAGTCTTTAGTTCAATGTCTTCATTAAATAGTGCAAGTGCGATAGCACCTGCCATATCGTGACGGTTAAAAATTGTACGAAGTACCGCAGGGTATTCGTTGCTAGGATCAAATCCCTCTTCATTATCGTCAAAACGGCGATAGAACGATGTTGCCACATATGCAACCTTATCTTCAAATGTTGTTTCCATGATTATATATTACCTTCTTTTAGCTAGAATGTCAAGTGTTTTTGACATTATATTGTATCATCTTGTGAGTACAAAGTCTTATATCTTAATTGCATTATTATGTTTCTTTGCTCTGGGGTTAACTGGTCAACATCACAGTTCATAGTCTTATCAGTTGTTAAAACTATCCAGTCATTTACCTCTTCTTTTACAGTTACATCTACTAAACCTAGCATCCATAAATCATAAATGATCCTATTAGTATCTGCTATTTGTTCTGCAAACATATCTGGAAAATCGTCCCTAAACTTTTGTGTTGTTTGATATAGGGGATCACCATTGTCGTCAACACCACTTGGATGTAGGTAGCCATCTTCTATTAAAGCCATCATCATTTCATCCAAATAGTCCTCATCGAAATCATCAAAATTAAACGACATTCATTCCCTCCAAAAACCCAATCATATCTGAGATAGGCATTACTGTTTTTTTATTTCCTGGTCTAAACTCTTCTGGACCTATTGAACTGTTATCATCTATAAAGTCTTTATAGGTATGTATTTCAATTTCAATGTCACCGCTTCTTTTTGGTGTACCAGCTATTGCATTATATATTGATCCACAAACTGCATCTGCTAAATCTTTAGATCCTTTTCTTGGATGGTCTACTTTATCACGAATAATGCGTAATTGCAATAGTTCTTCTGTTAAAAGTGGTATAGCAGGACCAATAATTCTTTCTTCTGCTACAAGCATAGACATATCCTCATAATGTTTTTTACCAACAGATAGCGTTTCGGCATTCATTCCCATGCCTTTTAACTCATTCATAATATCTAATGAGTTCCATCTATCAAAGGTTACGTTCTTAATGTTAAATCCTCTAGCACGAAGCTCTAGAATGTAGTTCTTTACATCCTTAAACTCCACCGTCTTATCTGCAGTTGGTGTCCACCAACGAACAGCATCTACAACCACATAAGGGTTTACAACATCATAGTTGTTAAAGGTATTTACCTTTACCCATTTATCAACGTGTGACATAGATACAGCACAGTGGTCATGCTTTTGTGCAAGGTCAACGTGGATAAAGTATTGTTTTTCTGGGTCTGGCTGGAACCATTCTTGAAACCTTCCTTCACTATCCACAGCCATATTTAACTGACTAAAACAAATATTAATCTTCTCTTTTGATCTAAAGAACGCATCTACAGCATCTGGAGGCATACAGGCAAAGCGAGACAATGCATCTATGGGATTAGTAAAGAAAGATATCTTAAAGTCTTCTATGCTTCTTGTTGGATTTATCTCCCATGTTGGTCTGCGTAAAGCAAAAACTTTTGGAAACTTATATGCCTCAATAATATCTTCTTCCCACTGAATCATAAAATGATTTTCTGCTGTATCATCTTCTGGCTCAATAGTGTTATCTAACATGAAGTCATGCTCACGAAGTATAACTTCTTTTGAGGCAATTACCGCATTGTATCTTTGCTGAATGTAATCATTACGATAGCGTGGGAATGAAAGCAAAACAACCTTTCCAAAGTCTGGAAAGCGAGAGTCTACAGATGCACGATACATATCATACAAAGCAGAAGCAGTTTTAGCTTGATCGTGTCCCGATGTTGAGTCTGTGGCAAATCCTGAGATTTCATCAAGAATTACCATGATTACGTTGTACCCTTCCCAAGACTCTCTTTCAGAGTGTCCTGAGTGACAAGTGATACCTTTGTCAAAAGTCATAGCACCTGCAGTTGGTGTGTACTTTCCAACAAACCAAGGTGACTTTTCAATACGGGTTTTAAATCCCTTGAAGAAAACATTCTTTGCTTGTTCAGCGTTAATAGCAATATTAAGAATATCAATAGAGTCACCTGGAGGTTTCCCATAATATTTTGCAGGGTCTTTCAAACACAAAAGCAAATAAACAAT